TGCGAATAAGATTCGTTGGGAATAATAAAAATTATATTATTTAATTAGAAAAAGGGGGACTCACTTGCTCTGGTAATTGTCAGAGTAGGTGAGTCTGTCTTCAGCTTGAATAAATTGAGCATCTTGGTATTTTGTAGTGCTTAATTGTATTAGATACTGATATAACAAACCCACTTGTTCAGCGTTGATTGCTACCCCCTTGTCACGGTAATGTATAGCTGCACAATCCACTCCGATTTTAAACTTATCGGCGGTATTGACCATACTTAAAACTTCTTTCAAGTTTATACGTGACTCCTCCCACGAAGCCTCATCTTCGTACACCTTACTAACAGCTTTAACAGCTCTTCGCACAACATCTGGGAAAAAACCATATGGTGTTATAAAATTAGCAATGAACTCAGACACCTTCTCAAAGCTTATTTTTAGTTTATACCCATGTTCTGCGTATATCGCAGTCTTTCGACCTTTTACAGTGCTGATTTTTTTAGCACGTATAGTTGAATCATCACCTTTAAATGATGCATACAACATGTTCTCAATACGATAAGCATAACCTAATACTGCCATGTTCAGGAGTGTGTTACCACAAATAGTTAGTGGTTGCCCTGAATGTTGCATATATTGTCCATGTAACATAGTTATACCCTCTTTGCACTGATACATATTGCACCATTTAGTACGCATGCTTGAGTAAAAGTCGATAATCTTGTAGTTAACACCCAGTAAACCAAACATTTCCAACTCTAACTCCAACATACTTTTGGTGTGTGAAACATCCATTTCACTAAAATCACAATTACAATTGACATATTTTTCACTGAGGTATTGATCTTTATATCCAGCAAAAAAAACGGACAACTCTGCATCGCTCTTGTTAAAAGCAAGTTGAACATTTTCTTTCATGCATTCGAAAATACATTCGGTCAAGTAACGTGAATAAGCACAAAAAAACAGATTTAACACTTTACCCCAGGCGCTCACACCTTGGCCTGCTTTCGAGCTAGTCTCTTTCAACCCGCTCGGGTCATGTTTATTCTGCTTCTTCATTGTGAATGTGATCATGCGACTTTTGATATTATTCAAATCCGCTTCAAACATATCAACAACTGTTTTACGATTGATGATGGAGCTGATCTGTCCAACTGCACCCCGGAGAGTGGTCATTGGTATCAACTCCATGTTGACATCATCCTCATCTAAAACATAATATTCTATTTCACCTTTCTCCTCATAACACAAACCATCGTCGGGACTTACCATGTTCCGACGGATCATACCCTGAGCTTTTAAAACAAGACCGACATCAGTTGTTGCAGGTTTAATCTTTTTCTGCAATTCAACAATGTAATTAACAAAATGCTTTGTCAATCGTTCATTATCAACTTTCAATCTCTTGAATTTAGCAAAATCTACAAACTTAGCTAAACCTGTTTGCAAATTGGAGTAATGCTCTGGTGCTTTACCTGCTTTCGTGTTAGCATAACGTGCTATTTGAGTGTTTAAAGTGCCAAAACTATCCTTACTGTAATATGGTAATACAAAACGATGGTCCGATAATTTACCACCACTGATACTGACGTCAACTGGATGCAATATGTTATCAGATATTTTCATCTGCGTGCCGTCAATTTTTTTCAGTTTCAGTGGTTCAATACGGATATCGGTGCTGTGCGTGAAATTTTTCTTCACATTCAAATTACATAGGATATCTATAATAGAATCTTTGGTTGTGACTGT